CCAGAAGAAAAGCTAGGGTTTAACCTAAGGCCACGATTCTTCACAGGGTGTAGAAGATCGATCTCCAGAAGAGGGACGTTTTCACCGTCCATCCACGGGGGGCTTTGCCACCGAAGACTATCTCTAGCCAACGACGCGTGTCCTTGCTGAACCATCCATCGGATGGACATTCGTAACAGGTCTGATAAAACCTAAAAAAGTCACAGAATTGCAAGTCCCACATGGCGCCTCCAAGCCACAAACCAACTAGTCGAGTCAATGAAACTTCGAGACTAGGGGGAACACTCTCAGGGTACAGAGCCATCTTGAACCACTCGATAGTAGCGCGATACGCTCTACCGGATTTATATTTGAATCCAAGTAATTTATACTCTGTTGGATCAAGCGTGATGTCACACTTTTCTGGGTGTAACTCCATTCCGCAAGGTTTGACATCTGCGGATGCTTGTTCCAGGTCGACGGGTCGACCGGTCCGAAAGGCGGAATCATCACCGAGCACTTTCAGATTTCTTATCTCAATATTTTGACAGGTGGATAAGTATTCGACGAGAATGTAGTTGACAATCGAATCAATTAGTTGGGTAAACCAACTACCTGAGGGAACACCGTGATGCTTTCTGAACATGCGTCCATCGGGCATCAGGATCGGAGTATGGATAAAATACCACACCATACCGTCCCAGACGTTTCGCCATTTTTGGCGACTTCGCTTTGACGTAGGTTTGCCATGCCAGTTCAGCCAGTCAACATTGTCGTGTAGAATGTCAAAGGCAGTTTTGATTAAGAACGGGGCGACACCAGTGTCAAAGCCCGAAAAGTCGAGTCCGTGTAGAAACTCTCCTTCGCGGTAGTTCACAAGCCATTCGGTATACAACCGTTGTGAACTCTTCCCTAAGAGAAGCGGTCCATTGGGGAGCGACTGATATTGTTTGTACATAACAGGCGCGTACAGCCCTTCAACCATAAGCATCTCAGCGGGGTAGATCCAGACTAGCCGGGTTTTCACCTCATCCGTCGAAGACAAATGTCCTCGGGAAGCAGCTAATGCGGGGGGAAACCTAACGAATCGGGGATCAAACGAGGTTTTGCCACCTTGTTTCATCCTATGTCCTAGCCATCTACCTTCAGTGTAGATCTGGTCCATAACCTCACCCTTTTTCTTTCCAGGGAAGGATACGCCAGCGGAAGTGTCAGTGCGGAAATATTGGCCAACTTCGTGCCAATCCAGCGGCTGATACTTTACGGGTAGGCGAAAGGCATCGCGTGCTTTAGCGACACTGCGTTTCATAGCCTTTTGCTGTTGTTCGGACAAATCGGTGTAACGCCAGACAGGTTTATCGTACTTGAACAATGATTTGTACATGCCAGGTACGCCTTCACCACGTCGGGTAAATCCGAAAAGTGATTCGTATAGTTTCGAGTCATAAGTTTTCAAAGCTTGTCGGACCCAGGGATCAGTATTGCCAGGAGCGTGATAAAAATTGTATCCTCCATAGCGGGCGATTTCGGACAAGCCAAGACCTAGATGGTATGTTCCTGCGAGCTGGTGCTTCTTTGCAGTCTGCTTTGACGGAGCAGTCAGCAAATCGATGCCTGGTTGGACACCAAAGTCATCGTGCAGTAACGAGTCGTTTTCGATGGATTCTAGATAATCCGCGTCGGACATTTCGAAGAAGGAAAATAATTAGTCGTGGCAACTAAG